ATAACAAACTTAAAAACTAAAATTATGGATAACAAAAAAGAAAGGTTTGAAAATCAACAAGATTACTACGATAGAATATCTAAAGCACTAGATGTGTTAGATAAAGCACTTGATAATAATGAAACTGCTAATGAAATATGGGAAAATATAAGATACTTTGCAGAAGATATAGGACTCAAAGAAAAAGAAGATTAATAACTTAAAACTAAAATTATGGAAATAAAAAAACTTATAAAAGAATTACAAGAATGTTTAAAAGATGGCAAAACACATCTAACATTAATGGCTAACACAACTAATGGAGAAGATACAGATTATGACTTGATGTTTAATGATTTGGAAGTATGGAATGATGGAGATAAGACTGCAACATTATTTATGAGCAACATAACTGTATTAGATTTTGAGGGTAATCCTTTAAGTGAAAGTCAATGGGAATTAAATAAAAATAACTAAAATTATGGACAAGAAAAAAACTGCCTATCAAGATATAGTAGACAAGATTCACTACTATATAAACAACCCACACAAGAATCCTTATGATGTATTTGATTACGAGGGAGATGAAGTTGTACTAGACTCAAATGGAGACCGTGTTACGGGTAACAACTTAAATAAAAAGAATTGGTATTATAATAAAAACAAATAAAATTATGGAGACAAAAAACATGGAAAAACAATTAGCTTGGTTTAATCACTTTGTTGACTATGTCAATCAAGTAGATCCAAACATATATAATGAAGCATGTGAATACTCTGACAACGCAGAGGAAAGTGTATAACAATTAAAACTAAAATTATGAGTAAAATATATATAGAAAATTCAACATTTATGGAGTACATAGATGAGTTGGCAACACAAATAACAGAGATGAATTATGGTGCTGAAACATGGATAGAGGACGAGGGTGTTATGAGGTTCACAGATGAGGCACAAGATTTTTACAATGATACATATGATGAATATGAAACACTAACTAACAATATGTTAGGTGTGTATAGCAATACTGAATTAGACAATATGGAAGATGTTGCGAGAAAATATAGAGAATTAAAGCTGAATGAATTTAAACAAGCACCTAAATTAAAGAAATAAAATTATGACAGATAAAACAAATCACATATACGAAGACACATTTCAAGTGGATATTAAGTATACATACGATAGGAAACACAACAAGGTTTACGATATAGATTCTGCTGTTAAAGAATTTAATACACTAATAAAAAAATTAGTATAAATGGAAGATATTAAATGGAACTTTTGGCTTATTTTATCAATACTACCTTGGTTATCATATGTAATACTATGGGTAGTTATAGGATCTATATCCATCATAAGTGGGATTACAGGAACTATAATTACTATACTTATAATTATATATAATAAAATAAACTTTCACAAATAGTGTGTACAATGAAAATAATTTGCTATATTGCAATAAAATAAATTAAATTAAATTAAAATGACGAAACTAAAAACAATAAATATCAAAGGAAAGAAGTATGTAGAGGTCAATGAAAGACTTAAATACTTTAGGTTAAACTACCCTAATTATTCACTGACAAGTAAAATAACACATATAGACTCAGAGATGGTTGTGATACAATCAGATATATTAGATCCTGAGGGCAATGTTAAAGCGACTGGTCATGCACATGAAGAGAAGTCTGCTAGTTTTATTAATAAGACGAGCTATGTAGAAAACTGTGAAACATCATCATGGGGTAGATGTTTAGCTAACTTCGGTATAGGTATTGATGAATCGGTAGCTTCAGCTAACGAAGTAGACATAGCTATTAAGAAACAAAATACAAAACCATCTAAAAAGAAAATGACGATAGAAGTTTATCAAGCTATGATGAAGTCTATAAAAGATGGTAATAAAGATCTTGTTGCCGAGCATATGAATAAATATGATATGACTAAGGCTCAGAAGGATGCAATAACTAAAACTATTAACGAAACAGCATAATAATTATGGATGAGATAATAAAAAAGTTTGCCTCTGACGAGGTTTATTACAGCGACTATTCTTTTGTAACTAATTCTCAGCTAGGTTTAATTAAGCGTAGCCCAGCAACATACCAGCATTATAGGGATAATCCTAGTGATCGACCTATTACTAAGGCACTTAATTTTGGTAGAGCATTTCATATGTGCATGCTTGAGCATGATAAATACAAAAAAGAAGTAGTAGTAGAACCTAGTGTAAACAAGAGAACTAAGGCTGGTAAAGAGGAGTATCAAAAGTTTTTAACCTTGCATGAAGGCATGACAATACTATCGCATGATGAAGACGAGTCTTTAACTGGAATGAGAAAGAAGTTAACATCTTCTGTTGAAGCTATGGAGTTATTATCTGGTGGGTTAGCTGAGCAAGTTAATGTATGGAATGATCCAGACAGTAAAATAGCTTGTAAGGGGAAGGCTGATTACTGGAATAAAAAGAGGAATATTCTTGTGGATATAAAAACAACTCAAGACTCTAGCCCAGATGGTTTTAGAAAGTCAGCTTATAAATATGGATATGACAGGCAAGCCTCTTTTTATTTAGATGGGTTTGGTGTAGATCAGTTTTGGTTTATCGTTATAGAAAAGTCGGCTCCATACAATATGGCTATATATAATTGCAGTGAGGAATTTATAGATGAAGGTAGAATGAAATACAAAAGACTACTAGACATGTATAGCTTATACTTCATTCAAAATCTTTTCGATCCATACGAACATGTATATACAGGAACATTATAAAATTTAAAACTATGAGTAAATTATTAAAAATACTGAAAGAACACAAAGTAACTAAAAATACTGTAGCGAAAATAACTGGACTGTCAGTACCTACAGTTAGAAAATACTTAAAAGAACCAGACTTATTTTCTGTTAAAAGCGGAAAAGTATTAACCAAACATTTAAAATCAAAAAATTATGAGCAAACTTTTAGAGAACTATTTAACATTAAAGAATAGTTTTAGAGATAAGTCATTTAGTAATACATTACTTCTTATCAGCGAAACATTTAATGTTACACCTAACCAGATGATGGCTTCAGGAGGAAGAAAAAGAATGTTCGTGCAGGCTAGAAATGTATTGTGCTATATGATGTACTCCAAATTAGATTATAGATTGGAAGAGATAGCTGGAAGAGTAGGCTATAAAAATCACACTTCGGTTATGCACGCTATACAGATGCACGATGTTGATCTTAAATTTGATATGGGATATGCAGAAAAATACCAAATAATTGTGGATAATCTTAAATTAGAAGATCCTCACGAAACTGGTGTTGACTTCGGAAATACCGAAGGAACTTTAAAGTCTTTTCATTATAAAATTCTAAGTATAGAAAGCAGAATGGAAGCTTTAGAGAAGTTTATTAATTAATTAACTAACTAAAATTATTTTATTATGAATAATGAGAACATTTACTGCGGAAGCGGTACAGAGAAGGTCTTTGATGAAGGAAGATCTCTTGTCAACTTTTCACTAGATCTAGCAAAATTAAAGGATCATGTGTATGAGTACAACGGCAAAAAATATGTTAACCTTACTATTGGTGCTAACAGAGATGGTGCTAATGATTATGGTAAGACTCACTATGTTAAGATAAATACGTTTAAGCCAGAGCCTCAGTCTGAATCGAAAGAGAAGAAAGAGGAAGCTTTACCATTTTAACTTAACACTTATGGAGGGGGAGTACGGGGGTATATCCCTCTCTATATAAAACCAAAAACTATGTATCTAAAAATATCTGAACACACATCTATTGATAGCAATTCAATCGCAGGATTTTCTTGTGAAGGAAGAATACTTTATATAATAAGAAAGAATCAAGATAAACCTTTAGATATTATATATGATACAGAAGAAGAATGTAGCAAAATATTTCAAAACCTAAATAGTCATTTTAAAAGTAAAGACTTGATGATAGTGAAATCAAGTGTAGAAAAAAAAGAAGACAGAGAAGTAAAGTTAGCTATGTTTCAAGCGTTTTGGAATCTGTATAACAAAAAGACTGGTATGCAGAAATGTCAGGATAAGTTTCTTAAGTATGAGGTAGCCACAATGCAGACCATAATACACGCCGTACCTCCTTACGTAAAAGAAACTCCTGACCCAAAATTTAGAAAGCACCCACTCACTTGGTTGAATGGAGAATATTGGAAAGATGAAAAAGTGAAAATAGAAGAGAAAAAGAAACAAGAATTTAATGTAAACGATTTATTTAAATGAGCCTAAATAATGATAGAATACGTATTAATAAAACACAAGGAGAGGTAAGATATATATGTTATAATTGTTCTGAAGATCGTAAGAAATCCAACGAAAAATGTTTAGCTATAAATGGAGAGACTGGAGCATACTTGTGTCATCACTGCGGAGATAGTGGTATTATTAATCAATATAAAACATACGAAAAACAAAAGGATATAGAATATTCTAAACCTGAAATGCACAACTCTACTGGTTTGTCAGACGAGATGGTAGAATGGTTTAGATCAAGAGGTATATCCCAAAAGGTTTTAGTTAAAAATAAAATAACACAAAAGAAAGAATATATGCCACAAGTTTCTTCAAATAGGAATGTAATATGCTTTAATTATTTTAGAGAAGGAGAACTTGTGAATGTAAAATACAGGGACGGAGAAAAGAATTTTAAGCAACATAAAGACGCTGAGAAAATATTCTATGGACTAGATGATATAAAGGATCACAAGGATGTATACATAGTGGAAGGAGAAATGGATAAGCTGTCTCTAAACGAAATAGGTGTAGATAACTGCGTGTCAGTACCTGATGGTGCACCAAATCCTGGAACTAAAAACTATGACAACAAATTTTCTTATCTAGACAACTGCTGGGAATACTTTGAAAGTGTAGAAAAGATATATATATGTTCTGATAATGATGCAAATGGAAGAGTTTTGCTAGAAGAACTTAGCAGAAGAATAGGTAGGGAAAGGTGTTACATTGTCAAATTTCCAGACGAAGTAAAAGATGCTAACCAAATGCTTATGGATCAAGGGGTGTTAGCTTTAGAAAAAATATTAAAAGACGCTGAACCATATCCAGTAGATGGAATTTTTACCGTTAAATCTGAGCAAGACTACATGATAGATGTATTCAATAATGGTAAAAAGAAAGGGTTAACTACAGGATATCAAGTATTAGATAATCACTATACCCTCAGAACTTCAGAGTTAGATGTGTGGACAGGGATCCCAGGCTCAGGTAAAACAATGATGGCTATGCAAATAATGTTAAATGCCTCTGTTTTATACGGATGGAAATGGGGAATATTTTCTCCAGAAAACTATCCTGTGGGAGACCTGTTCGACACTCTAGCTGAGATGTATATAGGAAACACATCTGATGTAGACGTAAATGATAGAATGAGTATATATGAATACGAGAAAGCTATAGAGTTTTTAAATGATCATTTCTTTGCTATATATCCTGAAGACGATTTTAGTCTAGATAATATACTGTCTAAATTTAAACATTTAGTATTAAGACACGGTATAAAAGGTTGTTTACTGGATCCATTTAATCAGCTTGATCACAAATTTGCTGGCAAAGATGAAACAACATACATAGGAGAATGCTTGACTCAGATACGAAGGTTTGAACAGGTAAATGATCTTAAGTTTATTATTATAGCACACCCTAGAAAAATGGATAGAGATGACAACGGTGGATATAAAAAGCCTACAGCGTATGATATAAGTGGTAGTCAGAACTGGTTTAACAAAGCTGATAATGTTATATGTATACATAGAGATGACTCAATGGATATTAATAATACTTCGGTGGCTTTCAGTGTTCAAAAGGTTAAGTTTCAGAAGCTTGTAGGTGTTCCAGGAGAAGAATCTTTAAAATATGATAGGAGATCTGGTAGATATTTAGATCACCAAATGAGTTGTCCTTTAGATGGCGTTAGTCAAACACATAGTTTATGGACACAACAAACTAGATACACTCCAGAACAAGAATGGACAACTAGAAAAGATTTAGAATGAGAAAACAAATATACTTATTAAATATTAAATGTTCTTATAGTAATATTAACACTAACAGAGCAGGAAAAAAGGTTCCCAGTAAAAATGTAAACCATATAAATATACATAATGTTTTTACTGAAAATACTATTGAGGGTCTTCAAAATTGTGATAGGTCCATTAAAAAGATAGAAAATGAAATTAAAAAAAAGAACAAAAAAGAAATAGAAATAAAAGTAGAAGAAGTTTTAAACTCACTACCAGTTGGTATGAGTAACGATATATATTAACCAAATTTTAACAACTATGAAGAGAATATTTTTTATTGCGTTGATGCTGACGGGTCAGCTATTCGCACAAATGGATGAAGGTTTATACCACTCTAATGATGTATACTACTGTAATGTTGTGGATGGTATAGCTATCAGTGAAGAGAAAATAGATGGCGATCACTATATACAAGTATCTAAAAATGGAGCAAGATTTTACTCTAATAATAGACTAGGGTTATATCATTCTTGGATGTATGTTGGAGACTTTATAGACTACGAAACATATATACTGACAGATGGGAGTAAACTTTGTTTAGCACCAGAAGTTAATGGAGTCTATTATTTTTTTGAAAATACCTATGATCACTATGAATATAAAAAGTTACTGATATATAAAAACTTAAACTTATATTCTGTAGAAACAGGTAATTACTTAATGGAAATAAAATGAGAAGTAAAAAGAAGTACAATAAAAAGGTAAGGAATGCTACAGCCACTACATTTAATGGCGTTAAATTTAAATCTAAGCTAGAAAAATTCACATACCAATGCCTTAAAGTGGCTGGCATACCTTTTAAATATGAAGAAGATAGGTTTGTTCTTATAGAAAAATTTATCTATGAAGGAGAATGTATTGAGAAAAAAAAGAGCAAAGGAAAGAATGTCTTTGTAAAGTCTTCTGAAAATATATCTCGAGCCACCTATCTTCCTGACTTTACTAATCTTGAACAAGGTTGGATCATAGAATGTAAAGGTCTTAGAACAGAAGCGTTCAATCTTAGGTGGAAATTATTCAAGAATATGCTTGCAAAACAGAAAAAAAGTTACGATCTTTACATGCCTGGTACTCAAAAGCAGATCATGGAAGTTGTTGAAAAACTAAAAAGAAAAAACAATGATTTCAAAGGAGGACAAAAAAAAGATGGACAAGAGGGTAAGAAGAGACTCCCAGGTAGAAGCAGAAAAAAACGGAATGGATCTAAGATCTAAACCTTACAAGAATAAGA